TTTCGTTTTCAACAGACTTCTTAGAATTGCTAATCTTCACGATAAAATACTCGTGATAACCACCTGTATTCTTGTAGTGAACTAAATTATCTTTTTGGAAAAACTCTTCATCTTCGTCGAAACGAGTTTTTTGATCTGTATTTTGATAACCCCAATACATATCACGTTTGCTTTCAGCAAGGAAAAAACCAATCACTTTACTTTCAGTTAACTCACCTAAAAGCTTTAATGCTGAAGCAGTTAACTGCTTCATAGATTCACCAACAATTTGCTTATTATCAAACTGAATGATCTTGTTGTTAACATTAACAGAATCACGATCAAGGTGCCCTGAATTATTAATCCAAATAGTATCAGCTAATCCATCAGTTAAAATCATAGTATTCATATTTTGAACTTTATGTTTCATTCTGAACTTAACAACTAAATCCTTCGTAACAATCAAAGCTTGTAGAAGAGGTGTAGTACCTAATGAATCAACACGAGCTAAGCTAATCATGTAATAATCTAAAAATTTTGAATAACGGTTTCTATTCTGTCCAACTAACCAAAGCGAACGAACAGCTTCCATAAACACTTGTTTTTTAACATTTGATGGGATAACCTCATTCATTATTAATTCATAGTCATTTTGAATAGCATTTGAATTCTTATCTGATTCAACTAAAACTTTTTCCCGACCTTTAGCAGTGAAAGTATAAGCTTCAAATGGAATACCAACTTTTTTACAAAATAAAGCAATTGTAATCGTTTGATTGATCACATCAGTTAAGATACCGTCCATTGAACCAGAGAAGTCAATCAACATGAAAACACCATGTGACTTAGATTGAGCTAATTGGTGAACAGTTTTAAAGATATCTTCTGAATATTGATATTGGTGAAGCTTATTAGTATTTAAAGAACCACCTTTAGATTCAGCACTTCGTGAGTATTCCCAAGCAGCTTTTTTACGTTCAAACTCTTTAGCCATAAGGTTAACAGTTTTTGTAATACCTGAGTCTAAAGCTTTTTTGAAAGCATCAGCAACATGAGGTGCATTATAATCATAATAATCATGCTCTTCACGTAAAGCTTTAACTTCAGCATATGTTTTAGTAGCTTTTTTGATATCAGTATCACTCATACCTGATGAGTAAATAGGTTGTCTTCCATCATACTCATCAGTTTCTAGTAAATCATCAGAATTTTCACGTTGAGCATCATCAGTTTTAGATATTAACTCTTCATTTTCTTCAGAAGAACCACCAGCACCACCAGCATCTTGAGTGGTTTCTATTTGTTCACCATCATCTTCGCCAGCATCATCACATGTCTCCACTTCCGATCCGTCTTCATCCGATTGATCACCTTCTGGGCTTGTTGTTTTTGAACTGTTTTCTGTTTCTGGTTCATCTTCATAATCCTCTTTATTATTTAAATAGTCTGTAATCTCTTGGCATGCGTTTAAAACATCTTCCCAAGTATCAACTGACATAGCTAAATCAACGAATAGTTGTTCAGTATCACTAAACATAACAGCTTCAGGATAACCTCTACCTTTAGCATGGATATTTAAACGATCCATAAAACCGTATGTTGAAATATCCTCACCAACGGTTCCAAAGATATTTGTATCAAATAACTTCTTATAACCTGTTTTGAAGGCACGTGTAATACCAGGATATGTTTCTTGGATTTTCTTTTCAATTCGAATGTCTTCAATAATGTTAATCATTGAACGTGGCACACCTGGAATCTCTTTATCAGATTCATGCCAACCATCAGCTGGTGTGTATAAAGCATGACCAACTTCGTGACCAACAAGTAAGTCATAAACATCCTTACCTTGATCAGCCCAAAGAGGTAATCTTAATATACGATTAGTAACATCAAACGAAGCTGTCTGATAGTTACCATGCCGAACTGACAGATTTTCTTTAGCTAGTAACTTAGCTAAATAATTTTGTGACTGTAAATTCATAGTAGCTCCTTTTTTTCATTCTTTATATACATATTATAACGTGTTTTGAGGGCTAATAGACGCTTTTATTGTAAGTCTATTTGTAAACCTCTTACTTTCATTTCATCTTTAATGGTTTGTTCAATTAAAACCCAACCAGCTCGTCCACTTTCATGTGGATGATGAATTTGATTATGTAAAGCAGTATCTAATTTATTCAAAAGCTGCTTATCAGTAAGTTTTTTCATTGGTCGTTTCATTGTTTTAACTCCATTCCTCATTTCTTATACCTATATTATAACGTAGTTTAACCACGATGTGTGGCTAATTTCAAATTAAATGGGGGTATATAAAAACACCCCTTTAGGGGTATAGAGCAGAGAAGTTGTTTACCTTCTTGAATTCCAATTTACGATTTAGTTTAGACTCTAATAAATCTGGTTTATGAGATATTACAAAGGTATTTGTATTCTCATCTAAAGAGTACAAGATCTTCATTAGATTATCTACACCATCTATATCAAGGCTTGAATCAAATGTCTCATCAAGAATTAGTAGATTTGTATTAGTAGAATTCTTCATTTGAGCAATCTTACGCCAAGCAAATAATAGTGCTAAGTCTATTCGTTGTTTCTCACCTTCAGAGAAGTTAGCATACACGAAGGTATCTCTATGTCTTGATCTGATAGTCTCATTAAAGTTCTCGTCAAGATTGAATGATACAAAGAAGTCAAGTGTTTGTAAGTACTGATTGATTAACATATTCATTGCAGGTAGATATTCTTTAATTACCTTTGTACGAATACCAGTATCTTTAAGCATTTCAGAAGCTACGTCATTATATATCATCTTTTCAGAATATTTATCAAATAGATCTCGTAGTTCATCAGCTGAATTTTTAAGACGTTTTAATTCTAATAGGTCATCAGTAATATCAGTTAATTCAGTAGAGCTACTATTTAATTGTTTTATATTACGTTCAATACTATTAACTTCTGTTAATAATGATTTAATTGATTGTTTAGTATTTTGAAGTGTGGTCGCGTCCGTATGCAAATTAGTGAGGGTGTTACCTATGTTTTCCAAATTTTGTTCACACACGGAGCGAGACTCATTTAAGGTTGTCGCAGCAGCCTTTGTGGACTCTTGTTGCTTCATTTTAAGCTCTTTTGAGAGCGATTGAGAGCATGTTGGACACACAGAATTTTCTTCAAAGAGCTTAAAAGCCTTTACCAGCAAGGAAATCTCATTTTTGATTTTGCCCATGTTTAAAGTCAAAGTGGACTTTTCATTATTAGCTTCTTCAATAGCTTTATTAACCTTATCTATTGAATCCTCTTCAATATTCTCCCCCAAGTAATACATCTTATCATATATTACATCAGCTTCTTTACGTAATCGATTTATCTCATCTTCTTTATTTGAAGCGGCTTCTTCATTTAATAGCTTTAATTTATTAACATGAGTCTCTTGGTATTTAATCTTAGACTTCTCTGCATCTAATAATAGTTTAGTATCCTTAAAATTAGATTTAACTAATGCACTACGTTCTTTAAGAAGTGACTTCATTTTAGAGAATATATTAATATCAAGTAAATCCTCAATAACATCTCGTCTATTTTGAGATGTTAATTGCATAAATGGTACGAATGATGATGAGCCAAGTACTACAATTTGGTGGAATGACTTATGATTAAGCTTTAAGATATTCTGTTCTAAGAACTTTTGATAATCCCTAGATGATGCACTTTGATCAATTAATTCATTATTCTGGTATATCTCAAACTTGTTTGGTTTAATACCTCTAATGATTTTAAACTCTTGACCACCAGTAGTAAATATAACTTCTACTAATGCACCTTTACCATTAACTGAATTAACCAGCTGTCCTTTTTTAACTGCTCTATGAGGTTTACCAAATAATACAAATGATAATGCATCTAATAAAGTAGACTTACCTGCACCGTTATGTCCTACAATTAATGTAGACTTATGACTATTTAAATCAATTGTATTTGGATTAGCACCTGTAGATAAAAAGTTAGTCCATGTAATACTCTTAAATACAACCATTATTGAATCTCCATATCAACTGCTTCATTATATAACCCATTCATAAGTATTTTTAATTTACCTTTATCTATATCTGTATTAACCGAGTCAATATAGTCTTCCATTAACTCTTGTGTATTCTCTACATCTTCTAATGATGTTGATACATTCTCACCTAAGAACTCTTGAAAGTTCTCAACAATCTTAAGCTCTAATGGTTTACTATCTATGATAGCATCAACCACTTTATCAAATGTAAAGGGATTTGACTTATTTTCTACAATGATCTTAACAAACTTACCGGAATAATCGAATGTTTCAGTATCATAATTATTATTAAAATCATCATAATACATACGTTCAAATAACGTTAAAGGGTTTCTAACCTTTGTCATCTCACCAGTCTCAGTATTGTATATATGAAAATACTTTGGATCATCTACATCATTCCAAGTAAACTCCATTTGTGAACCTAAATATTTAATATTGCTATGTTCAGATGCTGTATGGTAATGACCAGAATACACTGCATCATAATGTTTAAATAAGCTAGCATCCATACCATGAGGTGATGCAAATCCTTTAAGAACATCAAAACCTTTAAGCTCTAAGTGTCCCATAAGAGTCCCATCATTCTTTCTAATGTAATCAACAAACTCTACATAGTTCTCATCGTTAATCCAAGGGATTAGATGCACCCCATTAATACAAGTAGGTTTTTGAATAATAGTTACATTAGATGTATAGTATCCTAACAACTCTTTTAAAGATGTCAAGTCATTAGTATTCTTATAAAAGGTATCGTGGTTACCTGGAATAATATCCATATGAATGCCATTCTCTACTAATGGTTCTAAAAATATCTTTCTATTATGATGTAATGCTTTAAAGTTAATATTCTTACGATGATCATAGTAATCACCTAAGTGAAAGATGTTAGTGATGTCATGTTCTTTCAAATATGGAAAGAATACATCAGTATAGAATCTCTCTTGGTATTCCATGAATATCTCAGATGAATTCCTTACCCCTGCATGGGTATCATTTAAAATAGCTATTAACAAAACAACTCCAAACCTTTTTTCTTTCTCTTTTCTTCCTTAGCAAACTCTTTAATTGCTTCATCTTTAATCGCAATCTTTGATATCTTCTCTCTAAGAGTATCAATAAATGATTGATCTACAGGTGAATTTTGGTCAATACCAACCATAAACTCATTAATATCAGCTTGTTCCATAAACTTATACTTAACATCTGCTTGCTTCTTCTCTTTCATAATACGTCTAATAAATGCAAAGTAAGCTATTTGTGTAAAGTAAGAAAATGCATTAGGTTTGCCTGTTCTAGTAGCTGCTTCAATATTATAATTGTATACAGCCTTAAGACAGTTTTCAACTCCATCCATTACCATTTCATCTCTATATGTGTATCTTACAAAGTTAGGTTTATGAGATAATCCTTCACAGATTTTCATAAAGCATGTAGCAATATAGTCTGTTACTTGAGGGAGTTTCTCATCACCTCTTTCTTGTGCTTCTCTATATTCGGTAACGTAATCTACAACAGCATAAGAGAAGTCTCTATTGTTTACGTAATGGGGTTTGTCTTTAGGTTTAATCTTTTCTGTCATAGTAATTCCTTTTATAAAGTT